TGTAATTTAATCTAGGTATGTTTGTACCTGATTATTTGGTCTTTTTCTTAGCTTTTTTAGATTCTTCTTCAGCTTTCTTTTTAGCTATTTGTTCAGATATTGTACTCATTATTAAAGTCCTAAGCCTTTTTTGACGATTGCTAGAGCTTTATCATCAAGCTCATTATCACTCTGCTCTACTAGCTTTTCTAATAATTCAACGACAAATGTCTTAAATTTAGGTGATCTGAGTGCAGATAATACGAATGGTTTTACGAGTGCTAACATGTTATTTGTTTGTTAATTGTATAGGTACCACGTCAGAGCATAAATGTTCTACCCGTGATCCGGGTCTCAGGGTGAAACCCTTGCGTTGTAGTTCGGCACATTTTAAAGCACGTACCAGCTCATAGTCAAGACGATCCTTTTGGATCTTAGACTCAGCCATGCGTTCACATTGCTTTGTCAAATCTTTGTTAAGTGGAACTGAGAAGTTTAATTGAAACCCCCAGTTCTCTGTAATTACATAACCATCTTCTGTTTGTGGTTCTGTATCATTACCCATGTAAAATGGGCTGAATGTCATCGTGCTGCCATTGCAAGAAACGTTGCTACCAAAGGATTGTCGGCTAGGTGCTCCATTATTTTGGAATTGCACCGCCTGATTGGTAACATTTCCCGTTGCTGCGGCGACAGGATTTGATGAATTATTTGTATCTCCTTCAGCAAATACCGGACTGCCTACTGTGAGAAGACAGACAAGGAGTTTGTAGTGGAGTTTATTGTATAGTTTCTGGTTGTATCCCATTGTTCTACGACGCCGGCAGCTCTAGTTGTTGTTTCTAATACCCAAGGATCAGATGCGTTGGTAACACTAAATGTTGTACCAGTTCCAGATATATCGGCTGAGGGTGTTATGTTTGTTCCGGACCAAGTATTTACAGCAGCTCCGAACACCTGACGCTGTTCTACCTCAGTTATAGTCTGAGTTGTAGTAGTCGTTGAGTTCATCGAACCTGTAGTAAATTGTGGCGTAACTGTGTTTGCTCTTGCTATGCTGGGTGATAACAGAGCTAAAAGCAGAATTAATTTTTTCATACTTTTGGTTTGTCTTTTTTCATCATTGGGCAATTTGTTGGTGTTTTACCATTGCCGTTTTTTCCAGTCGTCAAACCGAATGTGGCAAGGGCTCCAGTAAATACGCTGGCGACGAAAGTAATATCCGAATTGCCAGATTTCTTTACCATAGGAATGTCAACATAGTTCATAGTAATAATAAAGCCAGACCAGACAACTACGCCTAATCTAACTACTGTTCCCAGAAATTCTATTTGATGTTCTTTGTCTTCGGCTATATCTTTTACTTTTCCTAAGAAACTTTTTTCTTTGACTGGCTTATCTTCTTCCATGTTGTTTTAAGTATTGGTTTCATAGCAGTTACAACATATTTAAAAGCTGCTGTAGCTGTAAGTGTAGCTGCTACTGACACAACCGCAGTTGTGGTAGCCGTTACTAAGATCTCAGTCTCAGGTACCGGCATTTGTTTTTCTGTAAAAGGTATGTCTACCTTTCTCATTCCGGGAGACTCCGGCTCTTTTTCAGAGGCAGTACCTTCAGGTTCCTCTTCCGCTTGTAAATCACTAGGAGGTACAACTAAAGGAATGTAAGAAGGTACGTCTGCTGTTGGTAAAGGTATAGATATTGTTTCTATTTTATCTGGATTTGGTATGACTATGCTCGGTAAGTCCATTTGTTAAGCTAAATTTCCTGATATAGATATTCTTTCTTCGTCACTTGTATAAAACGGATAGACACAATGTTGTGTAATAGAAGGAAACATTAACATTGTTCCTTCATCTTTTTTATCTAAAAGCATAGAATATCTAATTAATTGACCAAGAATATCCGTATAACAAATTTCAAAAGAGCCATTTAAACAGGGAGTTGAATCATTATTTGGTACTATTTCTAATTTTTTTTCATCTTCTTGTTTATATGGAATCTTCATCCATAAAACAAAACTAATCTGACCAGTATGAGTATGTGATGGGTTATATTCATATTTTTTTTGAAAGTTGACCCATAAATCACAAAGGTTGCCTGTTAAATGTGCATATTTTAACTCTTTAGCTTTTTCAAATAAATAACTTTTAAAAACATTCATTTCGTCTGGTAATCCTAAACTTTTACTTATATGCCCAGCTAACAGTTTTTTTTTATCAATGTTTGCTTTATCTATTTGTGATTGTACATATGTGTGTATTTCAGTAGGAATTTTTTCTTGTAACCAGTAAGTATTTGGTGGATTAATAATCATATTTCATTACCATTCGGGGTTATAACTTGAATCATGACACCAAACTTGTCTATCTATAGCAAAATTAAAAGCTAACGATTTTCTCCTTTTACCTTTATGGGGTTCTGTACCGTGATAGCAAATAGCTGGGAAAAAGAAATATGCTCCTTTGTCTGGTATAAGCCTTATGTTATCCATTGCTTTACAAATTTTGTCTTCCCGATACCAAGGTGGAACCATTGTTTCGATTGTATGAGTTAATGGATTTTTTAATTCTAAACAAACTGTTTCTTTGTCATATACTTCGTCAAAATATAAAATTCCAGAATAAAAACAATTAGCATGTCTATGAGTTACGATATTATCACCTTCGTCTTCTAAACATGTTAACCATGAAGAAGTAATTTTAGCTGTAATATCTCCGTAAGTATTTTTTAAAAATAAATTAAATTTATCAATTATATTATCACGCAAATTAGGATAGGATTCTAAGATTCTGTAGTACTTTTCGTGAAATTTTTCTAACCCTAAAGTATCTGCTTCTTTTATAAAATCCGTGTTTTGTTTTTGATTTGGAGTCCATACTATACGTTCATCATTTCTAATGTCAGTAAAATCAAATTCATCTATTATTCCATGACCTAAATAGTAGGCGAATGGAGTGCTTATGTTTAATGTCATATATAAAGGGTGAATAATTAAATTAAGTTTTCATTATGTAGCAAAGAGCATAGTAAGGTGATCTTGTATCAATACTTACTGTGTCTGATCCACTAATATTTACTGTGTCTGAACCAGAGATATTTACTGTGTCTGAACCAGATCCTGAGAATGGAATAGTAAGTCTTGTACCTGTGTAAACATGGTGCGTTACAGTGAAGGTTCCGTTTGTGTAGCTGTAACCAGTACTGTAATAAGTATTAATACCACCTTGGTTATATTTCTTTGCATCGCCTACAGCATTACCAGATACACTTATGTTTACAGTATCTGAACCAGAAATACTAACGGTATCAGATCCAGAAATGTTAACTGTATCTGTTCTAGTATTAGCACCACCTGTATTACCTACAGAATAAGAGTTACCAGCACCTACAACAAATCTGTCTCTTAGGTCAGGTGTACTGTTAGATCCATTACATAGTACAAATCCACTAGGAATATTACCTGTAGATCCAGACCATAATAAGATCATGCCTGTTACAAATGCTTCAATACCTGTTAGGTTTGCTCCATTTATTGCTGGAAGTGTAGAAGGAAATCTACCGTCTGGAATAGTACCAGAAGAAAGATTGCTTGCGTTCAAATTTGTTACAGACGAACCATTACCATTTGTAGCTAATTTAGTAGCAATACTATTTGTAACTGTTGTCGAAAAGTTAGCATCATCACCTAAAGCCGCTGCTAATTCATTAAGAGTATTAAGGGCTGATGGAGATGAATCTACTAAGTTTGATACGGCTGTATCTGTGTATGCAGTTGTAGCAATTTTTGTACTGCCATCACCTTGAGATTGTGTAGTCGCAGTTACTCCATTAAGTATTACACCGTTTGAAGTAGTTATTGCATCTAGTTTTGAATGATCAGCATCTGTAAATACGTTACTGTCACTAGCAGAACCTACTAAAGCTCTTACTTCAGCAGCTGTTTGATCTCCAGTAGATCCAGCCTCAATGCCGTCTAATTTATTACCATCACTAGCTACATCTCTACCATCAACTGTTCCTGTTACTCCGATGTTTCCTGTTACCTGTACTCCAACCCCATGAACTACTAATCTAGATGTACCAGCTCTTGTTGTTGTAATGTCTCCGTTGTTCGATACTGCTACGTTTGATGTACCGTTTGCAATAGTCGTGCTGTCAATCGCAGTAGTTGAGGCTGTTGTAATTAAACCTTGAGCGTCAACTGTGACGATAGGAATAGCAGAGCTAGAACCATAAGATCCAGCAACTACCCCAGAGTTTTCTAATTTTGTACCCGCTATAGCTGCGTTTGATGCTATGTCAGCATTTACGATTGTGCCGTCTGCAATATCAGAAGAAGTAATACTTCCATCAATTATGTTTGTACTATTTATATTTACGTCTGTAGGTAATGTACCAGCAGCTATTTTTTCTACTGCTATTGAATCTGTACCTAATCTTCCAGCTATTGTTGCAGAAGATACGTTTGACATATCTTCTTTTGCTAGTGGTTTACCACCAGCTTGTGAACCGTCATGTACAACGGCTGTGTCTTTTGTGGTATCTATAGTTACTTCGCCTTCGGCACCAGTAAATGATGCGTGTTGCGTTGTAGTACCACGTCTTAATTTTAATAATTTTGCCATTTAAAGTGTACCGAAATCGAGAGTTAAATTATTACCAGCAGAACCATCTATAGTTGTTGCTGTCATTAGTCCTGTTACTGTTGCGCCTGTAGATGTAACCTCTACTTTGGTGTTTCCAGAATCTTGTAATTTAATATTTCCTGTACCAGATGCGTTGATTATAGAATCTGTTGTGTTGTGAAATATTTGTAAATCCGAGTCTGCGCCAAACTTAACTTTGATATTGTCGTTGTATCTGTTATCTCCAGTAAAGACACTTCCAGATACTTGTGATAAAGCTCCAGTAGCTGTAACACCACCTTGCCATTGAGAACCATTCCAAATTCTTAGTTCATTAGCTGAAGAGTTAAAATATAAATCTCCAACAGACAATGCGTTACCACCACCATCGGTTGATGGAGCAGAAGAAGCTATTTGATATTGGTCTGCAAAGTTGTTTACGTCAGAAACATTTGTAGCAACAGTATTGATGTTCGTTGCATTAGAAACAACAGAATTAATATTTGATGCGTTAGACACCGCACTATTAATATTTGATGCGTTTGAAACTGCACTATTAATATTGCTTGAGTTATTAGCTACAGCAGTAATGTTTGTATTATTTCCAGCAACCGCATTTATATTTGTAGCATTAGAAACAGCAGCATTAATGTTTGAAGCATTAGAAACAGCAGAATTTATATTGCTAGAGTTTCCAGCAACTGCCGTTACGTTTGAATTATTTGCAGCAACTGTGTTTATATTTGTACTGTTATCAGCAGTAGCAATAATTTTAACTACGTTATCCGATACTGTCTTTATTGGATCATCCTTAACAGTGATGGTGTTACCCATTCCACTGTGGTTTGTACAGTAGTATATAAAACTTGTTGGCTGTGACTCAGGTACAACAAGTTGGACTTTTGCACCAGCTTGTCCTTGAGTGCCAGTAACAGTAACACCAGTATTATAAGCACTACCACCACTTGAAAAACGTAAGGGATGAGAACCATTAGAACTATCACTTACATCAAATGTATAAGTCCAACCTTTATATAAAGTAAGAGCTGGTTTACTTACACCATCTACAAAATATGCACCACTAGAAACAGTAATAGCAAAAGTTATTTCATCTTCTAAAGCATCAGCAACAATATCTAATGAACCATTAGAACTTCCTGTAGTTACTGCATCACCTATTAATCCAAGATCTTCGGAATATGTTATTGCTCCAGAAACAATAGCTACGTCATCTAATACTGATTGGGCTGGTGTAATAATTGCCCATGCACTACCATTCCAAACTCTTAAGTTTCCGTTACTATTATCAAACCATAAATCACCACTTACTAATGAATTACCATCTACTCTTTGTGTAGGAGCACTTCCACTAATTTGGTATAAATCAGCAAAGTTATTAATATCAGATACATTTGCCCCGGCTGCAACAATATTAGTAATGTTGGTTGCAACTGTTGTTACTTCAGTAGCTTTAGGAACTAACCTGTGAAAAGTATATTGATTAAGAGTCGCTGTAGATTCAACTAATAATCCAAATCCACTTGGCAAATCTAAAGGCACACCAGTAATAGTTACTGTGCTATTTCCAACTGTTCCGTTAGCAATAGTTACAGTAGTTCCGGTTCTTGTATATCCTTGTGATAAAGCACCAATACTTAGTATGGCTGCTTGACCAGTAGTACCTTGTGGGTTCGTATTTGGAAAAAGTAACTCAGTAGCAATAGTAGTAAAACCACCAACGTCATCAATAAGATCAATAATTCTCGCATTGATTGCAGCAGTTGTAGCTACAAATGCATCTGAGTTAGACCATGTAGCACCACTAGCTATAGTTTCACTAGAATCTTGCCTTAAAAACTTAGCTTCAGCCTCAGTTTCTGTGTAGTATCTACCATCTAATGCTCCACCTGTAAGCTCAGTTTCTGTAAAATATCTGTTGTCTAATTGACCAGCATCTAGTTCAGTCTCCGTGTAGTATCTACCGTCAGCGGCTCCACCAGTTATTTCAGATTCTGTAAAATATAAACTATTTAGTTGACCACCGTTAAGCTCTGCTTCTGTGTAATATCTACTATCAATTGCACCGCCAGAGGTAAGTTCAGTTTCGGTAAAATATCTGTTATCTAACTGACCAGCATCTAGCTCAGTTTCTGTATAGTATCTGCCATCAGCAGCACCTCCAGTTATTTCAGTTTCAGTAAAATATCTGTTATCTAATGTACCTGTTGCTATTTCAGAATCAGTAACAGCATTAGCTTGTATATGTTCAGCTCCTACCGCATCATCAGCTAGTTTTGTACTATCTATAATATCAGCTTCTAGATGTACTCTGTCTATAGATCCATCTACATATTGGTCACTATCTACTGAGTTAGCTGACATATGAGAAAGATCAACTGACCCTGATGTAATGTGTTCTGAATCAACAGCATTATCGGCAAGTTTTGTACCGTCAATAATGTCTGCTTCTAAATGAACTCTATCAATACTTCCATCTACATATTGGTCACTGTCAACTGAGTTAGCTGACATGTGAATTAAATCTATACTTCCGTCTACATATTGATCACTGTCTACTGAGTTAGCAGACATGTGTTCTAAGTCAATCGAACCTGATACATAATGCTCAGAATTAATTTGGTCATCACCTATTTTAGCACCTGTAACAGAATCTGCTCCAAGAGCTGTAGTGTCTACGGAACCGGCAGCATAGTGTTCTGTATCTAATGAATCTGCTGCTATATGTTCAGAATCAACACTATCGTCAGCTATCTTTGTACCATCAATAGCATCATTAGCTATCTTAGGTCTTGTTACATTAAGATCTTTTATCTTAACAGTTGTAACAGCATTGTCTCTTACGTCAGCAGTTCTAATTTTTTGTTGCTGTTCTTGGTTAGCATATAAACTTTGATCTACATTATTATTTAAGTCTCCAGCTCTAATAGACGAACCAGAAGCAAATACTGCTTTGGCTGAGTCTACATTTGTTACTCTATAAATATGAATATCTACGTTATTAGCGGGTGCACTATTTAAAACAACGTTTGTGCCAGAAATGGAGTAGTCGTTGTTAGTACCACTTGTGTTTTCAGTTTTTATAACTCCGTCAAGTTCTACCTTAAGATCGGAGTTCTGTAATATTGGGAATGTGTACGCGTAAGTAGTGGTGGAACTATTACCCGTATAAAAATGTTCAGTTGTTGCCATTTGGTTTTACAAACGATTTGCTAAATTTTGAAGTCTACGAATTTCGTCGACATCTCCAAGTTGGGTGGCGTTTTTTATTTTATCATTATAGAATTTTTTCTTATCAACGTTACTGCGATCTGAAATTCGACCTATTGCAAATTCTTGTGCATCTGATAATGCTTGACGTAATCGTTGATGTACAATTAAAAATTCTTTTCTATTTAATTCTGCACCAGTTTTAGAAGCTTCTTTATATGCAGCTCTAAATTTTTTACCATCCGCAGAGTTCATAATTTTATTAATAGCTTTTTTAAAGACTTGATCTTCACCCATTAATCTAGTAACTTCTGATCTCTGTGGTCCACTTAATTTTACACCATTACCGTCAGTATTTAACTGTGGTCTACCGTCAAATTCTGCATCTATAAGAAACTGTTTTTCGGGAGACACATCATCTCTTACTTTAAATACAGGTGCATAAGCATTCCATGCTCTTGTAAAAAAACTATCTGGTTCTCTAACTTTACCACCATCAACCCAATCGTATGCAGCAGGAAGATTTCCTTTCATACCGGGGTTTCTGTTAGCTATAAGTTGTGTTACTTCGTTTTCTACTTCTTTAATTCCGGGACTCATTAATCTAGATAGTTCATTTCTAAGTCCACTACCGGGTACAAGTCCACTACCAAAACTTGCAGCCCAACGAGCTGTTGCACTTGGGTTGCCTTGTAGTACGTCATACAATGGCTCTATACCAGCTAAAAATGTTTTGTTTGTTAGGTTAGCACCTATCACATACATCATCTTTTGCATACCGATGTCCATAGTGTTAGGATCTAAAGTACCATCAGATCCCGGTACGTCAAAGTTATCCATGATATCAGCAGTAACTGCAATCCAATCACTGATAGCTCCTAAGCCTTCATAGCTATACCATTTACCATCCCAACCTTTGTAACTTCTAGGTTGCCAACCAAGTTGGTTTCTAGTACGTTGTCTAGTTTTATCGTAAATACCATTGCCATGTAATCTGTCAGAAGTAAACATTAAGGCTGCACCTGACATAGCAAATGCACCAATAGCTTTTCTACCTTTTAATTCTGCACGTATTGTTTCATACGCCATTTCTAACTTGTCGTCAGCTAGACCAGTAAGACCTCTTTGTTCTAATAAATTTCTAACATTAGTTATTGATTGATTAGAAAATGGTTCTGCATATTCATTTAATTGTTTGACAAACAAACCCATTGGGTTATGTGAGCCAGTAAATTTAATCATGTTTGTTGCAGTACGCGGAAACATGAAAAATGGTCTAAGTAAAGGAAAGGTTCTAATAATAGAGTTAAAACTATCAACAGCAGGACTGTCTAAGTTCATAGCTATTTCTTTAGATGCAAATTCTACACCTTTGTCAGTAATCATTCCATTATTATCAAACATCTCTTTGTATAGTTTTTTATTTAATCTTTCTATACTTTTAGCTGTCATCTTTTTTTTACCAGCTCTTGACATTAATTCATCATATACCTTACCTCTTGTTTCTACAGAGCCAATAAATGCTCTAGTAAATCCGTCAAATGCTGTCATAGAGTTAGCACTATAACGTAACCATGGATGGTTAGCTATATCATTCATAGATTCTATTCTATCAACAATACCTGAAGGACCAAAGTTACCTGATTTTTCTTGTGCTTCTGCAAATGCTCTAAGAGCTTTTATTTCACCTTCGTTTTTAATAGCAATATCTTCTCTCATTACATAACCTACAGAGTTAGGATCTGTCCATGCTTTACGAAACACAAGTCTCATGTGATCGAAAGATTTTTGCATGGTATCACCTACACCACCAAAGTACATGTAACTAGCTCTTCTTAATACATCCATATCTCCAGTCATTAATGCACCACCCATTGTAGAAATAGGTCTTTCTATCATTAAAGCTAAGTTAGACGCAGCAGCTTTTAGTGGTGTACCAATAGCTGAAAGAGTAGAGTTGTATATACTACCCCACACACCTTGCATAAATGCTGATTCATATTCTGGCTTTCCATCAAAAAACATTTTTTTAACTATGCCAGTTTTATTTCTAAAATATGTATTTAATTCGGATATGTTATTTACTTTACCGTCAGTAAACTCATAAGCTAACATTAATGGTTTTAACATTTCTGGTCGCTCAGCATTTATTTGACGTATAGTGTCAATAGTATCAGCAGATTCTTTTGTTATATTTTTTAAATTAGCTAATGTTTCTTCAGTGTTTTCTTTTATAAAAGACATGGCATTTTCCATAACCTTTTTCTTACCACCATGATTTGAGAAATCCATCTTTTTCATGCGGTTCCAAAGGTTAACCATATTAAGTGCCCTACCTCTTGCGTAAGATGTTTGACCTTTAATATTCATTAAATATTGTAAACGATCTAAAACTTGTTCTTGTGCTTGTTGTACAGCAGCAGTACCATTCATTAATCTAGCACCCTCTGCCATATCCTTTACTTGGTCAGCCATAGACTTACCTACATAAGCTTGAGCACGAGCTAGGTCCATATTCATGTAGTCATCAAAATACTTTTTAATAGCATTAAATACACCAACATAACCTTCAGAGTTTAACACTCTAGTACCTGTATCTATATCTACACCAGAAAAATTATCTATAACACGTTTCATTTCATCGACATCTAAATCATATAAAGATGCTGCTAGGTCTTCACCATTTTTAACAACTTCCGCATGTGTAATTTTTTTACCACTAGGTGATTGCCAATCTATATCTAATTTTAAATCTTTAGATAATTCTTTCATAGTCCCTAATCCAGCATCATCTAGATTAAGACCATCTTTTAATGCAGAATCAGAAAATACACTACCTACACTACCATGTACACTATCAATATTTTTATTAATACGTACAACGTCAACTGATGCAGATACAATACCTCCGGGATCTGTTGTTCTAAATCCTGTTTCGTATTCATCATAAATATCATGTACACCTTTTAATGGTTGATCTAAGTCAATATTACCAGTTTCATCTGTAGCTAATCTTATATTACGTTTACCTATATCATTAAATTCTTTAACACGTTTAGCATTGTTAACGGTCATTTCTTCGCCTGCATCACCACTAGCATACTTCCAAGTTTTGTTTACAAACTCTTTAGCTCGCTCGTTTTTTGGCAACCATTTAGTAGCATCATCTACACCTTTCATAGCTCTAGCTATTTTAGTAGCTCCTAACATAAAATCACCAAAGAAACTAAGACCTATGCCCTCGTTTCTATTCTTCATTCTTTTAGTATCAGGGCTATCAGTGTCAAGTGTTGCTATGTCGTCAGGAATCCAACCGTATGTGCTTGGAAACATTTTCTTTAAGGAACCAGTAGCGTTATCTTCAAATTCATTAAACTCTATAACTTGGTCTACTACTGCACCAGCAGCAGCATCTATTCCAGCACTACCAAACCACTTTACAAGTCGTTTGTCGCCTAATGCCCATTTTACTTTTGCATGAGCACTGGCTCCTCCTTTTTTTAGAAGTCCACCAATACTTAGTGAAGGTATAATAATAGAAGCCATTTGTCTTACACCTTGTAAACTAGCACTTTCATACTTAGGTAACTTAGGTAAGTTTACTCCGGGTACAAGGTTGACAGTATCTGTTAAGAAATCAATGTATCCAGCTCCAGCAGCAGCAGGGTAGTTACCCCAATTTCGTGGATCTAATACATTACCTGATTGACTACTAAATCCTTTAGAAAAGTTTTTTCGAGTTTGTTCTCTGTAAGATTCAATTTTAGCGTCAAAGTCAGAACGAGGTTCTTTTTTTGGTTTTGATTCAGGATCAGGTTCAGGTGTAGATTGTTGTTGTGTTGTTTCCGTAGAAACCTGTTGAGATTGATCGGTAGTAGCTTGTTGTACCTGACCTTGGTCTACAGGTGCTTGTTGATTTATACCTAATTCGGCATCTTGTTCAGCAAACAGCTTTTTAGCTTCGTCTGTAATAATAGGCGCTACTTTTTCTATCTCATTTAATACTTCGTCGTTCATTTTAATTAAAGTCTTTTCTTATTGTGTTGGCTAGTGCTTCTTTGTTAGTACCGCCACTATATTTATATAGAGCTTTGTTGTACTCAAGAAACTCATAGTCATCTAACTGAGCAAAAGGATCTCCTCCAAAGTTTAAATCTATATCTAATTTAGGTAATATTTCCATTGCTGCTGCAAATTCAGAAAATGTAGTTCCATTATTCTCTGCAAATAATTTAAAGTCTTCGCCTTTTTCAAAAGGTACAAGATTAATATTTTCTTTTCCAGAAGTTGCATTTAAACGTAGATTAGTATTAGGTGTTTTATATTGTTCGTACTTCTTTATTTCAGCAGGATCTAAGTCTCTGTAGTCTTTTAAGAATGCTGGTTCTGTTAGTCGTTCTAAGTTAACAAGTTCACGTTGTCTTTGCATAACTTCAAAAGCATCTATTTGATCGTTAGGATACATAGCATTATGCATCTCAGCAATCGTATGAGCTTTTTGCGGAATACTACCAGCAGAACTACCAAATGTGTCATTAAAACTTTCTAGATACGTAGGGTTAAACATTGGTGTTTTACTTACAGCATTAGGTACAGTTTTAATTACTTCTCTATATTCTTGAAAATCCTCTAAACTATTTGTTTTTACTTTGTCAAAATCTTCACCAAAGTTTGTTTCTATTCTCCACTTTCCGGGAGCTTCACGTAATGGATGATCGTCACCTTTATCGTTAGCTACTACAGCAGCATTTAGTTGATTTAAAACATCTTGATAAGCCAAACCATGTGGGTCGTCTACCTTACCCATGTATGCTTCTACTTTTTTGGCATACTCTGCTTTTGCCCATCTAGCTACTTGTTTTTGACCAAACGTACCTTTACCAACACTTAATTCAGAACTAATAAATGTTTCTAATAAAGTTGTATTACTTTTAGCTTGACCATTACCAGTATCTGTTTGTTTAGCAATGTTCTGCAAGTTACCATCAGAAGCAACAAGAATACCCATGCTGTTTAGTTTAGATGTGGTTAACAAACCTTTTTCAGCTAGGTCTAATGCTTCTTGTTTCTGTGCTCGTAGTGCATTTTTATCTTGACTCATTTCTGAAATGATAGTGTCAAGTCTACCATCGTAGTTACCACTAGATAATTGGTTAGCTCTAAGATTTTTAAATTTCTTTATATCTTCGTCACTAAAACCTTCTTCATAAGTAAAACCACCTTCAGGTGTTAGATCTGTTAGTAGTTCGTCTGTTTGGTTTCTATGTCCTATTTCTAGTCCTGTCTTTTCACGTCTGTACTTTTCGTTTTCAAAGTCAGCTTTTTTCTGTTCTATCTCAGCAATGTCTGCTGCAAAATAATCACCGTAATAATACTCTTTACCATCAGCAAAGCTAGTAAATTTATTCTTGTCATTTTTAGCTTTCATCTCCTTAATCATATTGTCTGTAATAAGACCTTGGTCAGCTAAGTTTTTAGATATCTCTATAGCTTCTCTCCTAGCTGGACCATTCTGTACGAAAGGACCACGTTCATTAACGTATGATATAAAACAACTACCACCACCTTTTGAGTTTACACATTTGACAAAGTTAGATTGAGCGATTTGTTTACGTTGTGTATCAATCTCCTCTTCTCTACCTGTTGTCCAACCGTTGTAAGCATCTTGTTGTAGGTCACGTTGTTTTTCGTATATACCCTCTTCTTGTAAGAGTACAGGGTTTATACCTTTGAACTTTCTAAAAAACTCTCTATTATATACAGCTTCAGCAGCTTTGTATTCTTCGTAGGTTGTAGCACCTTTTAATCTTGAATCACCTTTAGGGTTATATTCAGCAAGTCTTGATCTAGCATAAGCTGTCACAGCTCCTTGCTTCATAGCTGGACTCATTTTTCTAAACTCTTCTCCAGTCCAGATGTCCCCACCATTAGCTCTCCACTTAGCAGCAGCTTCGTCTATAGCTACACCATCTTCTATAACACCAGCTTTAGCTTCTCTGTAAGCTGAAATTTCGTCATCGCTAAAACCATTTTCATAATACCACTCATAACCTTTGGCAATGTCCTCCTCGCGTTTTTGTTCTTCGCGTTGCTCGAAGATACCACCGAGGGTT